GGACACTCCATTATATACCACCAAACAGATGTATATATGCTAATACACCCACGGCTATTATGCCTACCCAGAAACCTATCGCAAGTTTTTTCTCAACAATCATCTAACAGTTCACCCTCATCTATCCCACTCTTTTCTATCTTTTCATCAAGTTGTCTTATTTTCTGCATTAACAGCCATAGTCTGTTGTCTATTTTAGCCCTGTCTCTTTCTATTGAAAGTAATTCATCATGTATCCACTTATACATTTTCCTTCACCTTTTGATGGACTACAGAGCCCTGTATGCGAAATATACATCTTATCAACGTTCTTTTCGAATGGTCTCCAAACGGGTCACCACACGCAACGCATATCATCTTTGAGAGTTGACCATTACTTATCGTCATATATAGTCCCTCCCTCTAATGGTAAATAAGCGTCATGTTCGTCCTGATCCCTGTGTTTTACTCCTACATGTTTTAATACTTCGTCAAAGTCCTTAAATGTAGCACCACAATATATGCAGTGTTTTATCTCATATTCCTTGTTCAAGAACATCAGTCCCATATTCCTCTTTGCTGTATTTTTTTTCCTCTTTAATTTCTTTTAGATATTTCTTAGTAAAGTCCCCATATAATGAAAGAAATATAAGCGTAGCACCTACTGGTAAAAATAAGGGTAACATTATGATTCCTGCTGCTAATAGTAACACATTCATTTCTTTATATCTCCTAACTTATATAATATATCATACAAGTCTTTTTGAATAGCACCCAAATCTTTGGAACAAATCGTGAGTCTGAGACTGAGTATTTTGATCCTTTCGTGTAACTTGTCAATTTCTTCCATACACACGTATACTATTCACTGCTATATAAGGCTTACCCCCTTCTATATGAAATGACTCAAAACAATTTTTCGCCCTTCGGGCAACCCGTTTAGTGACTAGGTGGCAGTAGGTCTTTAAGTTCCTTTATCTTGTCCTCGCATAGAAAGGAAAGTTTCCAGAATGTCCTTTTTTGAGCATGTGGTATATCGTCCATATGCTTCGCCTTACCATACGTCAATTCAAACCATCTTATTATATTGCTATAGTCTTCAGGTTCTAGTTCTACCATATTTCTATTTATATACTATATTTAATAAACATTGTGTAGCTGGTTAGTAAATCCAGCCCTCCCAATTTGGGTATGCATACTCACACCACTACACACATATCAATCTTTTTATATTAAGATAAGTATTACTGTATATGGGTCTCTTAAATAAGAAGGCAACAAAGCACACACATGACGATGGAACTGAACATAGCCACGCAAATGGCGATGTATACCACGAGCATGGTAAAGAATGTCTTTGTGGTGAAGCAAGAAGTATTATATGCAAACTACATGGCGACAAGTGACAAAAACGTTACAAATCATTAACAAAGTATATAAGGTAGCAACCATTCATTAATTTATGGGATTGAGGTCAACTTTATCTACAGTATTGAAAAATGTTAGAAATATCAACAAAGGCTATACCGAAACAACAACAAGACCATCAGTAGCCCAACCTTACATGAGCACTGATACAGGTGCTAAATTACCAATATTTCCATTTCCACTTATAATGATTTATGAGTTGGCAGATAACATAGACGCTTTAAGAATACCTATAGAAACTCTCAACAGAGAAATGTTTAAGAATGGTTTCGAAGTAGTTGAAAAATTTAAATTTAAATGTGCAAACTGTGGCAAGGAATTTCAATACAAACCAATTAAGAATGACTTGAAAGACGAACAGCCATTTGAACAAAACCAAGACAATGAATCAAGCCAATTACCAAGAAACGAGGCGAAGAAGGCAATAGCACATGAATTAAATACTGAACAAGACATGGAGTGTGATACATGTGGAAGTAATGACTTGATAAGACCAGTTCCAGAAAACAGAAAACTGCTTGAAACAATGTTAGAGAGTCCAGTAAACGGAAACAACCAGACACTGGAAGACTTGTCAAGACAGTTGGAAAGGGATTTGGAAATTGCAGACAATGCATATTGTTTAATATTAAAAAATTATAAAATTGATGATAGAACGGGAAAAATTGATACTAAAAATACAGAGATTAAGGAATTTCTCAGGGTAGACCCACCTCAAGTTGCGTTAATCGCAGACTCTGACGGAAGAATAGGGTATGATGACAAGCGAAATGCCATATTTGTGTGTCCAAGATTCGAACATCGTGATAAAAGACTTACAACACCAAAGTGTGACAGGTGTGGAGCAGAAGCATTGAAGGCAGTGCTTGAAGTTAACTCTGTTTACTCTATAGGAATACCACAACCAAAGCGTGTAGTTTATGGTGAAGGTGAAATTATTTGGAAGGCAGGAAAATACAAACCATCACTGCTTTATGGATACAGTCCAATTTATTCAGTTTGGTCAAAGGCTATGGCACTAAGTCATATGGACGAGTATATCAGAAAATACTTCGACAAGATGAGACCACCAAGAGGTATGTTAGTTATCGCTTCACGTAATTATGAAACGTTTAGAAAGTCATGGGACGTTCTTGAGCAAAAAGCAATAGAAGACCCCTACATGATACACCCACTTTTAGTTGAAAGTGACAAGGGTGGCAAGAATATGGCTCAGTGGATTGATTTCACTGGAAGCTTAAAGGAATTAGAATTTACAGAAATTAGAAGGGAACTTAGAATGATTATAGGAGCAGTGTTTGGAGTGCTACCACTTTACTTTGGTGAACTACCAAGTGGCTGGTCACAAGAAGGATTACAGGTTACAATTACAAACAGAGCAATCAAGTGGGGACAAGATGTTTTATATCAAGCGTTCCTAAGAAAGTTTGCAAAGTTAATGGGAGTTGAAGATTGGGACTTGAGGCTAAAAGGTGGAGAAGAGAATGACAAGTTAAGAGACTTGCAGATACAAGGCGTAGAGATACAAAACATGGCTGCTATGCAAGCTATGGGCTTTGAAGTTGCAAGAACACACACTGGAGAGTTTAAGGTGTCTAAGAACCCAATAATAAACCCACAGATGATGATGTTGGAAGGCAAGGCTGCCGAAGACGAGAAGCCAAACACATCTGGTTCAAAGGGAAGAGGCAGAGGAACTGCTGCACCAAAGGAAGACCAGCAAGAAATGGACGGCAAACCTAAAAAACAGAGACCATCAGACAAGGGTGGTGTAGGTCAAGGAAGTCCTTCAAGTGGAAAGGGAACAAGTCAGTCCAAAAAATCAGATCCTTTAATTAATCTAGAACCAAAGAAATTTCCAGATGGAATAACACCAGCTAATTTTGAAGTAGTAAAAAGAACATTACAGAGTTCAATAGATTTTGACTGGACTAAAAAAAGAACAGTTGAAGAATTAAGAAAAAGTTCTAGCATGACTGTGAGAGACGCAAGGGAATTGGTCAAACAGGAACTTGCAGACGTAAAACGCTGGGAAGAGGAAGAATTTTAACCCTAAAAGTTTATAAACACCGAAAATAATGATAATTATGGCAGATAAAAAAAGCAAAGATAAACCAAGGGAGAAAGCCACAGTAAAGGTAACCGTTAAAGAAATAACTGTAGGAACAGCAGCACTAAAACCAAAAGTAACAAATGTTTACAGTGCAGATTTTTCTGAAATAGACGATACAATAGAACAAATCAAGAAGGAAGTCAGAAAAATTTGTCAAAATGACTATGCTAGTAACAACTGTTACCTAATACTTCAAGAAGCGTTGAAGAAAGTAGTTTTGGCTAACCATTAAGTTGGCAACAAAATTAAATGTTGATACTGGTGGTCAAGATATTGGTAAAAAATTATGGGACAAACATCAAAAAGATGAATATACTCACGTAGATAATTATAAAGAGGCAGTTTGTCTTAATTGTTTTAAGAAAGACGCAGCTTCGGCTACAATCGTAACTATTTGTGGTGAGTGTGCAGGTAAGAGAGGTAGAGAACCACTACTTGCAAAGATGTCTGACAAGTTTTATGGTCTTTGTTATTTTTGTGGGGAACATAAATTCCACATAGAAGAAATTAACGCAAGATTTTGTCGCAGATGTCATAGAAAGATAGCAAACGTTACAAAAGAATACAACAAGAAGGGTGGACTCTACGCAAATCCATTTTGGTCAAGAATGAAAAAGAAAAACGGTAAAGATTGGCGACAGTTATTTTCTGGCAACCTTGGAAACAGGCGTTAAGAGAATAAATTCAATTCTATTTGACGCTAGATTAAAAAACTTCTTAGTCCAGTCTATTTTTACGTTCTTTTTTGGCTTATCACCCCAAAACCTTCCAACTTTAAAGAATATTTGTGGTTTTCTTAAGATTTTTTTGAAAAACATGATTTTTTCACCTTTTGGTTCAAAAGATACGTCATCATACTTTACAAGCCTTTCGTCACCCTTAAGATATTTGTCTATATTGTTTTTTTGAAAGCAACTTATAGATCTTGATACGTCTGGTCTGTCAAAATATTTTTCACAGTCAAGAACAATCATAATTTTTTCATCTTTTGTTATCCATATATCATATAATGGTAATGATGTTTCATTTACTTCCAGTTTTGGAGATACTGTATGTTTATTTCGTAAAACGTATTCGTCCACTGTGTCATATACATGAACACTTATACCCATGAATAGTGTAACATATCTTTA